GGCACCAAAAGAAAAAAACCCTGTCGGCAGACCACGCATAGAAGATGCCGATTATAACGCCGCACGCGCACGCAAAATGGAAGCAGACGCGCAGATGGCCGAACTGGAACTGTTACAAGCCAAGGGCAAGCTAGTGCCTGCCGAAGATGTTGCCGGTGCGTGGGTTGACGTGTTAGCCGCTATGAAAGCGCGGTTGATAGCACTGCCATCGGTATGTGCGCCGATCTGTGCAACCGAAACCGAACTGGCCACTATTCAAAGCATTCTAGAAAACCAAATCAGGGAAGCGTTAGATGAATTATCAGCTTACCAACCACACCAGCACGCAGGACGCACAAGCGTCACTGATGGCGGTGATAGTGGGGGCAATGCAGACGCTAAAGCCGCCGCCCCGTCTAAGCGTGGCAGAGTGGGCCGACCGCGAAAGGCGGCTATCATCCGAAGCTAGTGCCGCCGCCGGTCGTTGGGTCACATCACGCGCCGAATATCAGCGCGGCATTATGGATGCGATCAGCGACCCGCGTTTGCGTGACATTGTGGTAATGGCAGGCGCACAAGTTGGCAAAACCGAAATGCTGTTGAACGTCATTGGCTTCCACATCCATCACGACCCGTCACCGATCCTGCTGGTACAGCCAACGCTGGAAATGGCACAAGCATTCAGCAAAGACCGGCTGGCACCTATGTTGCGCGATACGCCAGCACTTAAAGGCAGTGTCAAAGATCCGCGATCACGCGATGCCAACAACACAACAACGCACAAGGTGTTTACCGGCGGTCATATCAGTCTGGTCGGGTCGAATAGTGCGGCTGGTCTGGCTAGTAGGCCGATCCGCGTGGTTTTGTGTGATGAGGTAGACCGCTACCCGCCATCTGCCGGTTCTGAGGGTTCGCCGATCCTATTGGCTAGAAAACGGTCGGCTACATTTCACAACCGCAAAATGGTTATGGTCAGCACGCCGACCAACAAAGGCGCATCGATGATCGAAAGCCAATATGAAGAAAGTGACAAGCGGCAATATTTCGTGCCTTGTGAGGATTGCGGCACAGTGCAGACGCTGAAATGGTCAAATGTCAAATGGGACAAAGACAAGCCAGAAACCGCGTATTATGCCTGCGATAGCTGTGGATCGGTCTGGGATGATGCAAAGCGCAACAGATCTGTGCGAAAAGGCGAATGGGTGGCTACCGCTGATTTCACCGGTGTGGCTGGTTTTCACATTAACGGGCTTTATTCGCCTTGGACAACACTGGCAGATGCAGTGCGCGATTTCTTAATAGCTAAAAAAGCACCAGATACGTTACGCGTGTTTGTGAATACCTTTTTGGCTGAAACGTGGGAAGATCAGGGTGAAACGGTCGGTGACATCCGCTTTGATGACCGCGAAGAAGAATTTGGCGCGAACATACCAGATGACATCGTTGTCATAACGGCTGGCATTGACGTGCAAGATGACCGTCTAGAATTGGAACTGGTTGGCTGGGGGCGTGATGAAGAAAGCTGGTCACTAGATTACAAAACGCTGTATGGCGATCCATCAACGCCGCATCTGTGGAATGATCTGGATAACATCTTAAAAGCCAGCTACACGACCGAAAGCGGCAGATCGCTTGGCATACGCGCGGCTTGTGTCGATAGTGGTGGCCACTATACGCAGGCGGTGTATAACTTTGTCAGGCCGCGTGAAGGCAGGCGCATATTTGCCATTAAAGGTATGGCCGGTGAACAGCGACCGCTAGTCGGCAGACCGTCAAAAAACAACATCGGCAAGATAAAGCTATTCACTGTCGGGACTTTTCCGATCAAGGAATTGATTTTTTCGAGATTAAAGATACAATCGGAAGGTGCGGGTTACTGTCATTTTCCGGCGGGGCGGCCTGACGAATACTATCAGCAACTAGCTAATAGTGAAAAAATCGTCACAAAATATCAAAAGGGCTTCCCACGCCGCGAATTTGTAAAGACAAGAACCCGTAATGAAGCACTTGATTGCAGGGTGTACGCATACGCCGCGCTTTGCATATTGTCGCTGAATATTAACGCTGTTGCAGACAGGGTGGTAAATGCGCCGGAACCAGAAACAGAACCGCAACCGCAACAGCCAAATCCACTTGCACGCCGACCAAGGCAGGGCGGTTTTGTTAATTCGTGGCGGTAAATAATGGCAAATAGATTTGATATAGATCAGGCACCGGACGGGCAACAGCCAGAAACAATCGTCATCGGTGATTATCTTTTATGGAAACGCACCGATCTGGTGCAGGACTATCCACTAGCAGATTATTCAATGGAATATGTCGCACGCATCACTGGCGGCGGCAGTACAGAAATCAAAGTTGCGGCAACTGAAACTGGCGGCACCTATGTGTTTGAAGTGGATAGCGCAACATCAGCGACATACGTTGCTGGTTTTTATCATTGGCAATTAGAGGCAACGCAGACTGCAACCGGCAATCGGGTTGTGCTAGAACGCGGCACATTTACCGCTGTGGTCGATCTTGATGTAAATAATACAGATCCACGCACACACGCCGAAATAATGATCACAAAGATTGAAAGCATCTTGCAGGGCAAGGCAGATGCTGACGTGGCCAGCTACAGCATCAATGGCCGGTCGCTGACTAAGATGTCTTTTGAAGATCTGATCAATGCGCGTGATTTTTATCGCAAAGAATACGCCAAAGAACGTGCAAAAGAGCGTGCAGACGCCGGTGAAACTACTGGCCAAACTGTGCTAGTGAGGTTTTAACAATGGGCGTTTTTGATTTTTTCAAAGCAAAACCAAAAGCACGCAAGATGGCGCGTGCCTACCACGGGGCTGATACCGGCAGATTATTCAGCGATTTTGTTAGCAGTAGCCGGTCAGCCGATAGCGAAATCAAGCCATCACTGCGTATTCTGCGTGACAGATGCCGCGAAATCAGCCGCAACCATCCATATGCCAAGCGTTACTTGCAAATTATGACGACCAACGTGGTTGGGCCTAATGGCGTGCGTATACAAGTGCGTAAACGCAATGATGATGGATCGCTGGATAGCGTAGGCAATCGGATCATCGAACAGGCGTGGCAACAGTGGGGTCGCACCGGCTTTTGTACAGTTGATGGCCGCATATCGTGGTCACAAGCACAGCGGCTGTTTTTAGAAACATTGGCACGCGATGGCGAAGTGCTAATTCAGAAAATCAAGAACCCTGCTGGAAACCCGTTTGGCTTTTCCCTAAAATTTTTAGAAGCTGACTATCTTGATGAAGGTTATGACGCACGTCTGAATAACGGCAATGAAGTGCGGATGGGTGTGGAATTAGACAAGCGCACCGGCAAGCCGCTGAATTATTATCTGTTTGAAGATCACCCGCATCACGATCAGGGCTATGGATCAAAGACAAAGCGGCATCACAAGATCGTTCCTGCCGATCAGATCATTCATTGCTATATTCAAGAACGCGCGGGTCAAACACGCGGCACGCCTTGGATGTCAAACGTACTGTCACGGCTGAAAATGTTGGATGGCTATGAAGAAGCCACGCTTGTAAATGCGCGGGTAGCCGCGTCAAAGATGGGATTTTTCACCAGCCCCGAAGGTGATGGCTTTATCGGTGATGATTATGACAATCACGCGCCTATTATGGACGCATCGCCCGGCACCTTTACGCAGTTGCCAGTTGGTATGGATTTCAAATCGTTCGACCCGTCATCTGGCACAGAAAGTTTCGATGAATTTGAAAAAGCCATATTGCGCGGCATAGCGTCAGGTCTTGGCGTCAGCTATGTGTCACTGGCAAACAATCTGGAAGGTGTCAGTTATTCATCGATCCGGCAAGGCACAATCGAAGATCGTGATCATTTCAAGATGATCCAGCAATTTATGATCGACCAATTTGTTGATCCGATTTACCGCGCTTGGCTAGAAATGGCCATCACAGTTGGCCGGATCAATCTGCCTATGGGTAAATATGATCTATTCGCTGATCAAGTGATCTACCGGCCACGCGGCTTTGCGTGGGTTGACCCGCAAAAAGAGATCCAAGCCAGCGTCACCGCGCTTAATAACGGCATCGTCAGCTTGCAAGACGTTCACAGCCAATATGGTCGTGACACTGAAGAAATATTTGAACAGATTAACCGCGAAAGCGAACTGGCCGACCGTTATGGCATTGAAACCGCTTTCCAACCATTTGGCACAAAAGCACCAGTGCCACCAACCGTTGATGAAGGGGTTGAAAATGTCTGAAGCAGACCACATTGAAAAATCAGATGAATTGGTTGATAATGCACCAATGACTGATGAAATTGAAATAACTGAAGAACGCTTTGATCGTGGCGAGTTAGTTTTCCGCGCGGCTGAAGCTGATATGGTCGATGAAGATGACCGGCGCGTGCGTATGTCGCTGTCATCTGAAGAACCTGTTGAACGCTCTTTTGGTTTAGAGGTTTTGCGGCACACCCGCGAAGCAATAGATTTGTCACGGATGAACAGCGGCCACGCGCCATTGCTGTTAGATCACGATATGACAAAACAGATTGGCGTTGTCGAACGCACTTACCTTGATGAAGCCGACCGGAGACTGCGGGCGGTTGTGCGCTTTGGAAAAAGTGCGCTTGCAAGGGAAGTGTATGATGATGTCAAAGACGGTATCAGATCCAATGTGTCTATTGGTTATCAGATACGTCAGATGGAAGATAAGAGATCTGACGGGACGGTCGGCATTTCTTCGTGGATTCCATATGAAGCCAGCATTGTATCTGTACCCGCTGACGCTGGTGTCGGCGTGAACCGCAGTGCTGAAATTGTAGAACCAATGATCAAAGATAAGGAGACACCAAAAATGTCAGAAGTTGATCAAAACGAAATCCGCGAAGCCGCCGCAGAAGCCGCCAAGCGTGATTTCCAAAAGAATGCCAGCGAGATCATCAATCTTGCTGTTAAGCACAACCGCCGCGATTTGGCTGATCAAGCCATTGGTGACGGTCTGTCAGTGGCGCAATTCCGCGCAGTATTGCTTGACGCCATTGGCGAAGGCAAGCCATTAGAGCAGTCAGCCGGTGCGGTTGATATGTCAGCCAAAGAAGAGCGTGACTATTCATTTATGAAGGCTGTACGCGGTCTGGTGAATGGCCAAGGTCTAAAAGGTTTGGAAGCTGAAGTTTCTGACGAAATCGCAAAGCGGTCTGGTCGTGAAGCACGCGGTTTCTATGCACCAGATAGCTTCTGGTCTGGCAAGCGCGATCTGACTGTTGGCACAGCAACAGCCGGTGGCCACTTGGTTGGTACTGACCATCTTGGCGATCAGTTTGTTGACGCACTGCGTTCACGGCTTGTGTTCAACGAACTTGGCGCACGCTTTATGACAGGTCTGCGTGGCGATGTGGCTATTCCAAAGCTGGCAACTGGCGTATCTGCTGGTTTCGTTGCTGAAAATGGTGCAACATCTGAGGTTAACGCTGTATTCAGCCAGATCACAATGTCACCAAAGTCACTTGGCGCATTCACAGACGTATCACGTCTGCTGATGATCCAGTCTGACCCATCAGTTGAACAAATCGTTCGTGACGATCTATTGAACGCGATTGCACAGAAAATCGAAGATGTTGCCATCGAAGGCGGCGGTTCAAACGAACCAACAGGCATCACCGGCACATCTGGCATCGGTTCTGTTGCTATCGGCACAAACGGTGGCGCGATTGCTTGGGACGACATCGTTAACTTGGTTAAAGAAGTTGAAATTGACAATGCGGCTATCAATGGCAACACACTTGCATATCTGACAAATCCAAAGGTGAAATCACTGATGGCGTCAACTGCAAAAGTTGCTTCAACAGATAGCGTAATGTTGCTGGATGCACCTTGGAACAGCCTGTATGGATACGATTTGGCAGTGACCAACAACGTGCCATCAGATCTGACCAAAGGCACTGGTACAGCATTGTCAGCTATGATCTTCGGTGATTTCTCACAGTTGATGATGGGCTTCTTCTCAACACCAGACGTGTTGGTTGATCCATATACAGCAGGTTCAACCGGCGCAGTACGCATCCGCGTAATGCAGGAAATGGACGTTGCTGTTCGTCACGCGCAATCATTCGCCGCGTGCTTGGACATCGATGCCTAAATCACAAGCGGGGCGGCTTTGGTCGCCCCGTCTTACCCATAGGGGGTTTTGATGAAGATTAAATGCAAGCGTAATATTGTGATCAAAGGTGTGGCGCACACAGTTGGTGATATTGTTGAGGTGACAGACAACATCGGTCTGGATCTGGTCAACACTGGCCGCGTTGAGGTTTATGAAGATAAGATCGGCATCACTGATCGCGCCGTGGGTCTGACAAAGAAATCAGCCGCCAGCCTAGTTAAGCGGAACACAAAGAAAAATGCCAAATAGATATATCAAAATCACAGCTATCAAAGACTGCCAAGCCGGTAGCGTTGGGATTATGCTGGCCGGTGAAGATCACGATGTGCGCGAAGATGAAGCGCAAAAGCTGATTGATCGTGGTTATGCAAAGCCATATGAAGCCAAAAAAGCGGTCAAAGCACCGGTTGCGGATGATGAATAATGGCTGTCGAAACCGCAGATGATCGCGCGATTTTTGTCGGTGTTGATGATTTTGGCGTTGCCGCGACCTATAATGCGGCCACAGTAAATGGCATTTTTGACAATGAATTTGTCGAGGTGGATGCTGGTGGCGGCGTTGGGTTTGCATTGCAACAGCCACGCTTTGTTTGCCGCACCGCAGATGTTTCAGCCGCCGCTGAAGGCGATACAATCACGATCAATGCAACTGGTTACACGATCCGCATCGTACAGGATGACGGCACTGGTATGACCACATTGGTATTGGAAAAGCAATGAGCCACGTTAGACAGCAAATACGCGATGACATCGTGACCACGCTGACGGGGCTGACTACAGCGGGCAGTAATGTGTTTCGAAGCCGGATATTTCCGCTGGAAGAAACAAACCTGCCAGCGTTGTGTATATATACAAAGAGCGAAACAAGCGAATATGATACAATCGGCTTGCCACGTTCTGTAAATAGGGTTTTAGACGTGGCTGTAGAGGCCTACGTTAAAGGCGTGTCTAATTATGACAACACGCTAGACACGATTGCGGTTGAGGTTGAAGAAGCCATTGCCGCTGATGTAACGCTTGGTGGTCTGGCTAAAGACGCACAGATCACTGCGTTTGAAGCTGATTTTGCGGGTGACGGTGAACAGCCGGTGGCCGTGGGTCGGTTTACAGTGACGGTTGAATATCGAACCGTTGAAAATGACGTTGAAACTGCCGCGTAGGAGATACTAAAATGGCAACTTTTAAAGGCAACGATGGTGTCGTGCTTATCGGCAGTGACGCTATGGCTGAAGTGATCAGCTTTTCTGTAGATGAAACCGCAGACACCATTGAAGATACAGCAATGGGTGACACTGCGAAATCATACAAAGCATCATTCACCGATTTCAGCGGAACCGTTGAAACATATTTTGACGATACTGATACCGCGCAAAACAACTGCACAGCCGGTGATAGCATCACGCTTAATTTGCAGATGGAAGGCAACACGTCTGGCGACCACAAGCTGACTGGTTCAGCTATTGTCACAAGCCGGTCAATCGGTGTAACGTCTGACGGTATCGTGACCGCGACCTACAGCTTCCAAGGCACAGGCGGTCTGACTGAAACAACCGTAACTTGATGAGGTAAATTATGGGGCTGGGAGAGCAGATAGCGGCGCGGCGTGCGTTGCAACGTAAACAAATCGAGGTTGTTGAGTGGGGCGAAGAAGATCAGCCATTGATTATATACTGTGGCCCCATTACCGCCGGAGACATCGACAAGCTACAGAGAAAGCATAAGGATTTTCTCAATAATATGACGATCACGGGTATGATTGATCTGATTATTAACAAAGCTGAAGATGC